CATCGAGCCCCAGCCGGTGAACCCCAGCGAGTTCATCTCCGGGGCCGACCTCAACAACCTCCGGTCCTTCAACGAGACGAGCATCCAGCAGGAGATCGACAACATCATCGACCGCCTGCGCCGCGGCTGCCGCGCCACCGCGGAAGCCCTCGCCATCCAGTCCCTGACCGGGAAGATCGCCTACTGGCTCCAGGGCGAGGGCGGCGTCCTCGAGGACTACGAGGTCGAGTACGGCTCCATCGGCGACGCCTCCGCGGACGTCCCCAAGAAGTTCGACGCCACCGGGGCGAAGATCTCCGACGTCATCAAGGCCGTCGAGGCCATCGTTCTGCGCCTCAAGGCCCAGGGCGTCGACGGGAACGACGTCCTCCTCGGCTGTGGCTTCGACGTCTTCGCGGTCCTCTGTGACCTCGTCGGCGACATCAAGAACAGCTCCATCGCAGTCGTCTCCACGAGCGGGATCTCCTTCGGTGGCGGCTTCACGATCCAGCTCCTCCCGCAGACCTACCGCAACCTCGAGACCAGGGCCGCCGACCCGGTCATCCCCGCCAAGCACCTCCTCGTCGTCGACAAGGGCGCCGGGCACAAGATGCTCTACGCCGGCCTGGACTCCCTCGGCGCCGGCCAGCAGGCGCTCCCGTTCTACGCCGACTACGAGGAGAAGAAAGACCCTTCCGGCGTCAACGTCATCGCCGAGTCCAAGCCCCTACCCGTCGTCAACGTCAAGGGCCTCATCAAGGCCCAGGTCCTCACCTGAACCATTGCCGCATAGCGGCATAGGAACTACGCCCCGGCGGACGAATCGGGCACCGAACGTCCGCCGGGGTTTCTTGAAAGCCCGATCGAAAGGAGATCGTATGAAGAACCGCATCGTCGTCGCCTTCCTCGTCGCCATCGCGCTGGCCGTGTGCGGGCCGCCCCTCGTGGCCGCGCCGAACGTGCCCCTGCAGTCCCCCGTCAAGGTCTACGCGGCCCCGTCCCTCCCCGTGCCCTCCATCATCACGGGCGACCTCGCCATCACCTTCCCCGGCCTCGAGGAGGGTATCGCGGCCACGGTCACCGAGGCCATCGAGAAGGTGAACGGCCAGTACTCCTCCCTACGCCGATCCCAGGCCATGCTCGAGATCCTCCAATTCCTCTGCCTCGCCGCCGTCGGCCTACTGTACCTGTGGAGCGCCCTATATTCCGGGCGGATCCGGCCGGCCGATAAGGGCCCTGCGAAGTCCCGGCGCGCCCGCAGCCCCACGAAGGCTTCCATGGCGAAGAAGAACAGCCGTAAGCCGAGGTCCTCCCCGAAGGTCGCCCCCGCCGCGCCGGCCCCGGCCGCCGCGGGCTCCTGACGAAGGGCGGGCGCGATGGGCATCACCGATTTCGACGACCTCCTGGACCCGCGGCATCCCGCCGCCGTGACGGAGCAGCTCTCGATCGCCTACACCGCGAAGGGAAGCCCCATTACCGCGTCCGAGGTCGCCGATCGCCTCGCGCCCGCCCTATACACGCAGCTCGCCGACGGCGACGTGGCCTCCGTGGTCCGAGCCGCCGAGCGGGCGACCATCCACATCGGCACCATCGCGGCCCGCCTCGGCAGGCCGCTCGATCTCGACGACACGGTCATGCGCGAGATCGTCCTGGACATGACCATCTACGAGCTCCACATGAAACTGGGGCACGAGGAGGCCGGCCGCGAGTACCGCATCAAAGCCAAGGACCTCATCGTCGCGGCCTTCGGCGACTATCCCGAAGCCGGCAGCGCCCAGGAGGGCAAGCCTCCCGTCGCCGCCGTGAAGAAGGCTCACAGGAGACCCTATCCGTGATCATCCAGACCCTCGACGCCCTCGACCGCCGCATGGCGGATCCCGAGCTCCTCGACGTCCTCGGCGTCGCCGCGGAGGGCCTGGTCGTCAAGAACATCAAGACGGGATCCTGGGCGCCCAACGCTCCCCTCTCGCAGGCCGTGAAGGGTAACGCCAAGCCGCTCCAGGACTCGGGCGCCCTCATGGCGTCGATCGCCCACCGGGTCGAGAGCGGCCGGGCGATCGTCGGAACGAACCGCCCCGGAGCTCGGCTGCTCCACTACGGTGGCGAGGTCACGGCCAAGAAGTCCAAGTTCCTGGCGATTCCGGCGGGCCGCGAGACCCGTACTTTCATGCGGCAGTACGGACTCACGCCTCGCGCCTGCATCTCCGGGATGAAGGCCGCCGGATACCAGATCTGGTTCGCGAAGTCCGTCGTGATGGCACGCAAAGGCAAGACCGGGAAGCCGCGCGCCCTGTTCATCCTCAGGCGGAGCGTCCGCATCCCCGCGCGCCCCTTCATGGCGCTGGGCCCCGACGGCAGGGCCGTGCTCGAGCGCATGGTCGCCAGGAGGGTGTTCGGATGACCGCAAACCAGGCTGCCGACTACTTCGAGAAGCAGCTCGCGCGCCGGACAGGCCTCAAGGTGGTCCACCTCCCGAGCCCCCTCAAGGAGCCGGGCGTGCACATCAAGATGCTCGAGCGGAAGGTCATCGTCCCGCGCTCACCGAAGGCCGCGCAGTCCTCCCACGAGCTCCGCCTCTACGTGTCGGTCTCGGGGAGCTGCGAGAGCGAGACCGGCCGCCGCGAGGCGGTCGCCGCCTGCGAGACGCTCGCCGAGTACCTGAAGGACGAGCTGCACCTCGAGAACGATGCGGGCCTCCCGATCGCGGGAACGCGCATCACCTCCTCGATCAGCGAGGACGACGGGATCCTCGGCGACCCCGACAACGAGAAGCTCGCGTGGATCGACGACCTCCACTACGTGGCGATCTCGTATCCCGCGGGCGAGTAAAGGAGCATCGAATGATCAGCGAACGGCTCTTGAGGGCTCGCGACCTGGTCTCGCGCTACGAGTACGAGACGGTCGACGGACGGCGCCACATCAAGGCCCGTGTCTGTTCGTCGACGTCCCTCGGGCTCGAGGAGCACGAGGAATTCAAGGCGGCGAGGACGGAGACGGACTCCGCCGCCCATGATGCGCCCTCGGGCGCGCAGAAGGGCCGGTGGAAGGGGCGTGGCTTAGCCGACGCCCGAGCCCCGGACGAAGACCACGAAGGAAAGGAGTAGGACATGGGAGCGGAAAACAAGACCCTCATCGGCGACGACGCCACGATCGAGGAAGTCACTCTGGGCACGGAGAAGCTAGGCGACGCGACGAAGACCCTCGACGAGCTCGCGGGCGGCGCCGTGGGATCCGGCAAAGGCAAGGGCGGGTGGATCATCACAGCCAAGGCGGCCGCTGCGTCCATCTTCGGCGACCTGGCGGTGGGGGACTACTTCCCCGCGGACGGAGACGAAGTCCTGGTCGTCGGCGACAAGGCCAAGCAGGTCACGGCGACGGAGCTCCTCGATGCCTCGGGCTGGAGCGCGAACTTCAACGCGCAGGAGGTGGAGACCACGCTCCTGCGGCACAAGGTCAAGAAGTACCGCAAGGGCAAGGCCGACGCGGACGGCACCCTCGAGGGAGTCTTCACCCTCGGCGTCACCGGCGAGGCCTCAGGGCTCGTGAACCAGTTCCTCAAGGTCGTCCAGAAGAACGCCGCCGGAGCGATCACGGTGAGCGCGGTCAACTCCCACCCGATCTACATCCGGGGCGTCATCCGGAACACGAACGTCTCGGGCGAGACCTACGCCTACATCTTCGCCCAGATCGAGCTCTTCGGCGTCAGCCTCGGGGCGAAGTCCGGCTCCAACCAGGCCTACTCCTCGAAGTTCCGCTTCACCGGGGCCGACCCCGTCTACTACGAAGAGGACATCGCGTAACCCCTCCGGGGCGCCCCTGGCGGCGCCCCGAACATCATGGATAGGAGCGAGCATGAACCAGCTGATCGAGGATAAGAGGACCTATGTCCCGTTCTTCAACGGAAACCGGGATCTCCCGGAGGGCGAGCAGGTCGTCGTCACCTACCGCGTGCCCGACATCGCGCTGCGGCGCAAGCTCAAGCCTCGGCCGTCGCTGAAGTTCTCGTACGACGCCGAGGGCCGCGTCACGGGCGGCGAGACCGAGGTATCGAACGACGACCAGCTAATGATCGCCGGGATGCTGCTCTCGATAAAGCACCTGAGCTACGAGAACTCGAAGGGCGTCCATCAGATCACGAACTCGAAGGAGCTCTACCAGGGCCCCCTCGAGTACGAGGGCCTCATCACCGAGCTGGCCGAAGTATTCTCCAAGGAGCTCGAGAAGGTCGCCGACGAAAAAAACTGAGGATCGCCTACTGGCTCTTCCGGGCCGGTAGGCACCTCCAGACCGTGCGGCCGGGTCGAGAAGGAAAGCTCCTCGACACGAAGGTACGGGACGAGGAGGGTAATCCGATCTTCATCGCCCTCGGCGACGTGAAGAAGTTCTTCACGGATGCGTTCTGGGAGGCCTACGAGTTCTACGCCACAAGCGAGATCCTCGAGGCCCCGCCCTTCTCGGGGGGATGGACGACCTGGCCGGCGATCGCCATGCAGACCTTGCTCCTGTTCAAGGCCGAGGCGAATCGCTATGAGAACGAAGAGCTGAAGAAGACAAGGGACGGCCATGACGACTGAACAGCTGAGGCTCGAGATAGAGGTGGCGGCGAAGGAGGCGATGAAGAACCTCTCCGCTACCTCCGACGAATACAAGCGCCTCGCCAAGGAAATCAAGGCATCCATCCCCCCGGCCAACCAACTCAAGGACACCATGACCCGCCTCCAGGCGGATCTCAAAAAAAGCGAAACCGCCGCCGAGCTCTTCGACGACAAGCTCGGCGGCTTGAAGGAACGCCAGGCTCTCCTCCGGGGAGCCATGGTGGACCTCATCGACAAGGGCCTCGCCCCGGAATCCCAGGAAATCCAGGACCTCAAGCTCGAGTACGACGCCGCGGCGGCCGCCTCGAAGGAGCTGGAGACGCAGACCGGAGTCATGTCCGGCGCCTTCGTGGACCTCAAGGGCTCCCTCGGGGCGATCGCGGCCGTCAAGGTGTTCACCACCGTCGCCACCGGCATCCTCGGCGCCGGCAAGGCCGCCGTCTCGACGGCTGGCGACTACGAGATGCTCAAGGCCAATTTCGAAACCCTGACGGGATCGACGGCCGCGGCGACCGCCGAGTTCAACCAGCTCAAGCAGTTCGCGAACGTCACGCCCTTCGATCTCCAGGGCGTGGCGAAGAGCGCCCAGATCCTCCAAGCAGCCAAGATCCCCATCCAGGATCTCACGACTCGTCTCGGCCAGCTCGGGGACCTCTCGCTCGGCAATTCCCAGAAGTTCGAATCCATGGTCGGCGCCTTCTCCAAGATGTCGATCAAGGGCAAGGTCGACCTCGAGCAGCTGAATATCGTCATGGAAGCCGGCGTTCCCATCCTCGACGAGCTGGCCAAGGGCTACGGCAAGACCAGCGAGGAAGTCTTCGACATGCTCTCCAAGGGCAAGGTCTCTACGAACGACTTCATCGCCGCCATGGAGCGGATGACGAGCCAGGGCGGCCAGTTCTTCGGCGGCATGGCCCGGGGCGCGCAGACCTTCACGGGTGTCCTCTCTACCTACAAGGACTCCCTCGACAACGTAGCCGCGTCCTTCGGTGAACTCCTGCTCCCGGTCGTCAAATCGGTCCTCGGGACGCTCACCAACCTGAATGCGACTATTGCGGCATCTCCGCTTTTCAAGGGACTCATAGCCGGAGTGCTCGTGACGGCCGTGGCCCTCCTCGGAGCTTGGGCCGTGGCCATGGCCGCCTCGACGGTCAAGACATGGCTCGCCTACGCGGCCGAGATGGCCCTCAACGCCGCGAAGGCCGTGGGCAATCCGCTCCTCCTCGCCGGCATCGCCGCGGTAGGAGTCGCCACCGTAGGGTATGTCGCCTATGCGGCCGCCACGTCCAAGGCCGCCGAGGCAACGGCCGCCCAGACCGAGCAGCTCAAGCTCAGTAAGCAAGCGTATCTCGAACTCACCCCGGCAATGCAGGCCGTCACTGAAAAGACCGGAAACGTCGCGGCGGCACAGGCTGCCGTAGCCGAGATTAAAAAGCTCGAGGCCGAACTAGCGACTCTCGAGAAAGTCTCAAAAAATGCGAATTTAGAAATTGCTAGTAGCCTCAAGTATGTAGACCTAGCTCTTTCTGGAATCGTGAACCCGAAGTCCGGGGCGTGGTACGAGGGATACAAAACCGAAGCTGAAAAAATCAAAGCTGTAGTGCAAGCCATTGATGCGATGGACGACAAGCGTTTAATCGCCCAGATCCAGCGGTCAAGACAGTATCAGGATGCCCTAGCTAAGGGGTCATCTGCTGCCTTGGCTGATGCGATCAACGCTGCTGCCTATTCTGGCGCTATTGATACTAAGCGAATCGATACGATTAAAAGAAAGCTAGCTGAGCTGCGCTCCGGGGCAACCATTAATCCGACTGCTCCTTCTGCGAATATGGCAGATCTGTCCGAAAGCGCAAAGAAGTGGATCGCAGAGTGGGACAAGGCATACGCCGCCGCACGGGCTTCCTCATCCTCGGATCCCTACGCAGCCTTGGAACATGAAAGGGTCCAGAAGATCTCTAATGCTGCGGCCGAGGGAGTCACGAGCGCCAACGCTCAGAAGACCATCGACGAGATCAACGCATATATCGATACGAAGCGTAAAGCCCTCGCTGACAAGATCTCGGCCGACGAGCGGACGCGGCTCGCCCAGCTCACCGCCACCAAGATCGACGACCTCGAGCTCCAGAAAACCGCGGAGCTCGCGACCTGGACCGGGACGCAGGAGGGGAAGGCCGCCATCGCGGCGGACTGGGACAAGCGCATCGCCCAGACCGCGATCGACGAAGAGAAGGCCGCCGCGGATGCCCGGATCGCCGAGGCCAAGCGGGTCGCCGAAGAGGCCGCCAGGGCGAACGCCGCCTACTTCGACCAGGTCAACGCCCAGCGCGCCTTCGATGCCAAGTACTCGGCCTCCAAGGTCGACGACCTCAAGCTCGCTCGAGATCGCGAGCTAGCCCTCTTCGTAGGGACGGAGGAGCAACGACGGATCATCGCCGCCGACTACGCCAAGCAGATTGCCGAGGCCCGAATCGCCGAGGCCCGCAGGGTCTTCCAGGAGGAGCTCGCGCTCGCCAAGAAGAGGGGCTCCTGGGGAGCCTACGCATCGGGGACCTTTCAGGAGAAGGCGAAGGACACCGAGGTCGGCCGCATGGCGGGATTCGCCGGCACGGCCGCCGTGGATCCCACCGCCATCTTCATAGACGCGCTGGTCGACTTCGCCCTTTCGCTCGAGTCCGTGCAGGGACTGCTCAACGGCTTTTCGACCATGCTCGGCGGCGTAGCGGAGATCCTTGATCCGCTGCTCAAGGCTGGTACCGATGAGCTCATCGACTCCCTCGTCGAGATCGGGGTGATCCTGGCCCAGACCATGGCTCCGGGACTGAGCATCCTCGCGCTCGCCCTGAAGATGGTCACCGCGATCCTGAACATATTCGTCATGCCGCCGCTCAAGCTGTTCGGGGCCGTCATGACCTGGCTCCACGACAAGGTGGTCGTCCCGGTGGGGAACAAGATCATCGACGCGATCAACGGGATCATCAAGCTGATCAACAAACTGCCCGGAGTCAACATCAAGCTGCTCAAGCATCTGCAGACGACGGACGAGATGGTCGAGCAGGAGGAACGGATCGCGGCCGAGCTCGAGGCCGTGGCCGATGCCATGGAGGACGTCCAGGAGCTCTTCGACGAGAAGAAGAACGCCCTCCGCGAGGCGTACGACAAGAACATCTCCGCCCTCAAGAACCTACTCGAGCTCGGAGCGCTCAGCGAGGCCGAGTACGCCGCGCGCGTCGCAGTCGCCAATACCGAGTACGAGACCTCGCTCGCCGGCCTCGAAGCGCAGGAGGACGCCCAGCTCGAGGCCCTCGAGGACCTGCAGAAAATCATCCAGGACGGACAGCTCTCCATGTCTGACGTCCAGACCGCCATCACCAACGCCCTCGCCGGGATCACGACGGTCCCCGTCCCCACGGCGACGACGTCGTCCGCGGTCGATCTCTCCGCATTGCAGGATCTCAAGCTGCCGAATCTGACGCACCTGTTCTCGGGCGTGTTCGACGTGGGCACGCCCATGGTCCCGGAAGATATGGTCGCCAAGGTCCACAAGGGAGAGACCATCATCCCGGCTTCCTTCTCCGAGGGGTTACGCCGCGGCGACCTCACCTTGAGCAAGGGAGGCTCCGGGACCACCGTGGTCTACCAGACCACGGTCCACGTGGCCGGCAGCGTCCAGGCCGAAAACGACCTGGCGGACTCCATCTCCAAGCGGATCGACCGGCGCAAGGCCCGGGGCTACCTGGAGTCGGTGACGTGAGCGATTATAGCTGCACCATCGATATCGGAGACGGCCAGGGCGAGCGGGACATCTCCGCATTCCTGCGGACCTTCAGCCCGACCGAGCGCCTGTGCTCCGACTCCTTCGGCCGGGCCGTTTCGCAGTGCCACTTCGTCTTCGTCGGGGATCCCTCGCTCATCGCCCTCCTGGCCCAGGCGACGAGCTATTCCGTTATCCGCGTATCGGAGGATGGGGAGCCTCTCTTCACTGGACGCATTCCCCCGGCCGCCTCCTTCGTCTCCTCGGGCGCAGCGGTCTCAGGGCAGCCGGATATCAGCGACCTCGAGCTCGACGCGACCGACCTCTCCAACCGCCTCGACCGGTCCATCACCGCGGACGATGGGATCGCCTGGGAGAACCACTTCGTCCTCGACCCTGACAACCCGGGCCTCTCGATCGCCCACCGCCTCCTCGATCTCTGCGGGATCTCGGGCGCCATGCTCGTGGTCACCGAGGTCGAGAGGACCGTCCTGCGGGCCTTCGCCGTGGACTCCGGGACGGTCGGCGAGGCCCTCGATCAGCTTCTCCGGGAGTACGGCCTCGTCCTCCGGCAGCTCCCCAACGGGAGCTTCATGATCTACCGCTGGCTCGTCGAGGCCCCAGCCCCCACAATCACCCTCGACGACGCCACCATCATGGCCTCCCTCAAGGCGGAGCGGGTCGAGCGCGAGGCCGACGCCGTCGAGCTCTCCTGGTACGCTCTCAAGGACAAGGCCGACTGCCTCATCTTCATGGCGGATCTGCCCTTCGGCGACGACAATCGGCGCTCGGGCTATCCCATCCAGGCGGGGCTCCTTTGGCCCGAGGAAGCCAACGTCGACGAGACCTGGTGGGACTACCAGGATACCGCCCTCTCGTCGATGCTTTCGGGCTCGCGCGTAATCAAGAATACGGACTTCACGCAGATCGTCCTCACGAAGAACCATTCCATCGACGCGCAGGTCGATTCCGGCATTACTGTTGGGCTGGGGCCGATCTTCCAGAACGCCCGCGCTCGCGTCGCCTACCTCAACTCCGGCGCCGCGAGCGCGAACATCTACTACTGCGACATCTACGCCGACGTGGTCTACCGCGCGGCGCAGAACCTCGTCACCAAGAACACGATCGCCGCTCCGATAAAGACCGCAACCTACGAGGCGAGATACCTCCACGACGCGGCTTCCGCGACGCGCTTTACCTGCGCCCTCGCCGATCTCGTCTACAGCCGCGCTTCCTGGCGCTACACCTTCCCCTCGGAGGCCAAGGTCGAGCTCGGGACCATCGCAGCTCTCCACGACCCTTCCTCCGGCCTGGTCACGACCATAGTCATAGTGGAGCGCTCCTTCGATCCTGAGACGCAGATCTACTCGTACAAGGCGCTCTCCGTGGCCCCCGTGGTCATCGATCCCACGGCGAGCTACGTCGCCATCCCTCCGGCCGTCCCCGCCGGCCGCAACGAGGATCCCAGCCACCGCCTCGACGCCCTCCCAACCTACTGGGACCTCCAACAGGGCTACTCCCGCGGCGGCGGCACGACCATCCCGGCCGTGCCGGCCCTCACCGCCCAGTCGGGCTTCCGCGCGGTGACCCTGGTATCTGACAAGCAGGCGTCCCTGACCAACCTCGCCGCCTACGAGTGGCAGGTCGGACCCTCGGCGGCCGGACCCTGGTACTCCCTGCGCTGGGATGGCTACGACTACAAGGGCGACGAGGGATCCTGGACGAGCTCCCCGGGCGAGGTCCTGGTGCACCCCAACATTCCCCTCGCCGGCACCGCCGAAGCCCCCCTCGCGCGCATCCTCTGGTACCGCGCCCGCCGCCTCACCAAGGCCGCTGTCAGGTCCGTCTGGTCCACCCCCGTCCAGGGCGTGGCCTCACAGATCCAGACCGGCGACATAGCGGCCAACGCCGTCACCGCCAACAAGCTTGCCGCTGCCGTGGTCGAAGCCCTCTCCGCGGTCATCCAGGGCGACGTCGTCATCGACAAGGACATCGGCTTCCTCTCCGGCCAGACCGGCGAAGTCGACGGCAACGAACAGGCCTACCTCAACGAACTCGAGCTCGCCTTCCGCCGTTACTGGGGCGGGATGTGGCACACCATGGCCAGCCTCTCCCGGCGCGGCCTCTACGCCCAGCAGCAGTACTCCGACGGCCCCCTCGTCATCTCGAACGGCACCAACGCCACGCGCCGTGCCCGAGGCCTGGACCTCGGCCGTGCGTACCCCTCGGCCGCCGCCCGGGTCTACCATTTCGACGGCGACGTGGCCGACCAGCTCGGGACTGCGGGCTGGACCATCACCGGGAGCTACGGCTTCGACCTTGAGGACGTGGCCATCCTCGCGATGGCCCCCTTCACGGTCGACGGCGCCTCCCTCCTTGGGGATATGCGCCTGACCATGAGCCTCGGGGCCGAGCTCTTCGGAGACTGGTGGACGGACCTCTGGTTCAAGATCCCGGCCTCCGGGGATAACTTCGAGATCCTCTCGATCGGCAATTCGGTCAACTGCGTCAAGCTCCGCTTCCAGGAAACCTCGATAGCATACATCGATCCAGGAGCGTCCGGAGAGCTTCCCTACACCGATCCAGGAGCATCTGGCCAGCGGCCGTACCTGACCATCAGCGCGGACACGAACCTCTCCATCCTCGCGATCATCAACGGTACGCCGACCACGGTGCGTAGGCTCATCCAGCGAGGCGAGTGGGTTCACGTGGCCCTGGGCCTCGTCGTCGGGACCAACGTCCTCCACGTCATCATCGGGACCGAGGATATCCAGTTCTCCTCGTTCTCCGTGGCGGGCTCGGACGCGATGGAGCTCACGCTCAACGACGATCGCATGGCGGGGCTCAAGTACGACGAACTGCTCTACGACCTCACCCAGCCGATCGTTATCACGACCGCGATCGCCGAGACGAACGAGCACATCCCCTGGGCAGCCAACGACTACACCCAGAGGACCATGGTGCTTGAGGCCTATGACCCCGACGCGAAGCTCCTCCAAAACCTGGTCCGATCCGGCGAGAGCGCTGATGGCTACTGGGTGCGCCTCCCCGACGGGACCCTCCTCATCGACAAGGTCGTGAGCTACACGGGGGCCATCTCGACCTCCGCCGGCGTCGGGTACAAGACCGCGGCCGCGGCCGCCCTTGGCTCCTGGCCTGCGGCGGCCGGCCTCGTTTCGCTCAAGTCCTGCGAGATCTCCGTCTACAACGCCACGAAGCCCGTGGCCGTCGAGAGCGGGGCCGCGGTTCCGGCTGTCGTGGCCCCGGGATCCATCTATCTTTGGTCGCCTGCGTCGCAGGCATCTGACACATACTCGATTCACATCCGCGCCACCGGCCGGTGGCGGGCATAGGAGAATAGCGATGAGTATGGATGGCTCACTCATCAAGAAGCCCGAGGACTACGGCATCTACGGGACCGTCCTCGGTCGATCGCTCTTGCCTTCGGAGGCGCACGGCAATCTCGACGTCCTCGTCGGCGTCCTCAACAGCATGCTCGGTGCTCTTACGCCCTCGGCCTTCGGCGCGCGCTACGGCGATGCCACGAAAGCCTGGGTGCCCATCGGCCATGAGTACGTGCAGCGCCCCGGAGCCCCGGCGGCCCCTGATCTGTATACAGGCACCTGGGAGTACTACGGTCAGGCTGGATCCTCCCTCGCCTCGCGAGCCGGACGCGTCGAGCGCGCAGAGGGAGGCAATGCACTCAGCTTCGGCGGAGGGCAACAGGACGACGCAATTCGCAACATCGAGGGCAACATCGTTTTCCAACGGGCGCCAGGCTCCTGGTCAGCAAATGGTGTATTCGCCGCAACGGGATCAGTGACCACTGCATCAGGTGGATCCTCTACTGTCTACGGCGCGGCGAACTTCAATGCCTCGCGCGTAGTCCCGGTGGCTGTTGAGAATCGGATGGTAAACGACACGGTCCGCATCTGGCGGAAGGTTGCATAGGAGGTAATCGTGGAAGCATTAGTGAACAAGTATAGCGTCATCGATGCCTGGGCCGGAGATCGGCCCCCGAGGGCGACGGCGTTCATGGAGCTGATCGACTCCTGCGCCGAGATCGACACCACGAAAGGCGATGCCTCGACCAAGGTGCAGGGCATGGGGGCGGGCATGTACCTTCTCACCGGCCTGCCCGATTGGATCGACTTGGCCGCTGGGCGGGATATACGCGAGTTCGATCCGGCGACCGGCGGGTTTGGCCGATCTCGAAGCGCGGCGAAATTGGGCTCACCCAGATTGATCCGCGGCCGAAGGCCG